AGTTCCAGCTAAAGGTCCACCACTAGTATTTCCAACTAAAACTTCTCCCTGACCTGGATCTAGACTAATGTTATGATTCGTATTATATGTACTAATTGTCAAAGCAGATACTCCATCATTCAACTGAATAAAATTAGATGCATCAGTATCTTGCAAGTATCCTTCAACCAATGAGATATTCGTTCCATCGGTTGTAAACAAAGAACCAACAAAACCATTTGCTCCGTCAGAATACTGCATTGCTCCAACAGGACCATCTGCATTTGCTGAACCTGCATTTACAAATAGAGTCCATTCACTTGGATTACTTGCTGGATCTGTATAAACACTTGTAATAACTACTGTACTAACATATGTGTTGCCATCGATAGTAGATATTGCAACTGTACTTGGATTATAAGATCCTGCTATCCAAAGTCCTATATAAGTATATGTAGTTCCAGCTGCACCAGTTGTACCAGTAGGACCAGTAGGACCAGTCGCACCAGTGGGACCAGTAGGACCAGTCGGACCAGTCTCACCAGTGGCGCCAGTAGGACCAGTAGGACCAGTCTCACCAGTGGGACCAGTAGGACCAGTAGGACCAGTGGGACCAGTAGGACCAGTCGCACCAGTGGGACCAGTGGCGCCAGTAGGACCAGCAATACTACCAGCTCCATTTGTTGCGACCCAAAAGTATATTCCAGGATACTTAGCACCAATTACAAAACTAGTACTTGAAATGATTGATGCAAAATAATCACTCGAAGGATTTGCATTTGGAGTAATTATTACTGAATAATCAGTTGAAGGAAAACTAACGGTAATGGTTTGAATTCCAGAGTTAGTAAATGCAACAGAACCATGTTGTAGAGATGCATCAACCACTGGAGGCATTTGTATAGTGTTAATACTTTAAATCAAATTAGTGGATTTCTATCCGTTAATTTGAATTGTATAGTATTAAGATTTAGTTTTCAATTAACGGAGGAGATGGTGAACGCCATGCTTCTTCAGACGCGCCATGGACGAGCGCTTACCCTCGCCAACATAACGCTCAACACTCTCAGAAGACTCGGGATCAGAAACAGGCGGTGCACCAAGGATATCCTGCTCCGTCACCACGCCACGCAGGATACGGCTGGAGCCCTTGATCGTCTCAAAGAAACCAGAGTTGATTGCAATCGTGTAGATGCTGCATGAGCCAGAAGTCGTCTGTGCGACTGTATTGTCAACACTCAGATTGTACTGGAGCGTGAAGTTGCCAACCAACCCAGGAGCCTGGCCCGTGCTGAGTGCAAAGTCGCGACCAGGGCGGAGAACCAGCGGACCACCAACCAGAGGAGATAGACCCTTATATGCAGCAGAAGCAGTTGCAGCACCAGGGCGGTATGCACCATCAACCCAAGCAGACCCAGACCACTCATCAAAGTCCATATCAAGACCATTGGCAACAGACATCTTATACAGCTCGTACTGGCTATGGTTCGCAAGAAGACCAGAGAAGTTGTCAAAGTTCAGAGAGATCTTATAGACAGGAAGAGACCAATCACCCTCAGATGCACTACCATACGACTGAGGCTTGACATAGATAACCAGCAGATCAGGAATGCAAGGAAGAGTGATCGTCTGAGACTCGATAGCAACGGGAGCAGCATCACCAGTCCCAAACGTACCAGCCACTACAGGAGAGATGTAGCGAGGGAACTCCATCCAAGGCACAACCGACTTAGCAGGGAGCGGAACATCAAGGCTCGGAGTCAAGAACTGCACCTGGAGCTGAGACTTAGTAAACGGACTAGGGAGAGATGCAGCACCAGGACCAAGCGTTGCCCAAGCCACGGAAGGGAGAGCGCTATACGTCAGACCAGAAGCCGTCGCGCACATGCGAACAGCGCGAGTGGGCTGGTTGAAGTTCATTGAGAACTGCATGTTCTGTACTCCAAAGAGACCCGTGGAAAGCTCATCCTCATCGGAAAAGATGAACGGAGGCAGCACAAGCTTCTCAGCCGTCGTAAACTTAACACCAAACGTGCACGTCGCGGCACCACTAGAAGCAGTGGTCACCTTAGGCAGACCAGTCGTGCCATCAATCGTCACGTTAGAGATAGCATAGAACTGAAGCTCACCCCAAGCCCCGCAAGGCACATGAGATGAACCATACGCTGCACCATAGGCACCAACAGGCGAGTTAGGAACATCTGATGCATTCTGAACCGAGTAATACTTATCAAGCATCGTCGGGCAAGTGCGCTGCATACGAGTCTTGGCGAGGTCAGCCAGGCGGAGAACCTGAGGTAGAACATCAGCCGTGTTAACCGTCACCGTCTGGTCGTTGATCGTGGCAGTCATCGTGCTAACCGTCTGGGTCACTGGGAAAGGGGCAAGAGAGAAATTGACACCAGGCGTGGCAAGAACAGTGGTACCAGAAACAGCACCAGCACTGATGGCAACAGTCACAGCAAGGTGGGCAGTGTTGACCCAGTCAATCGCGCGGTCGCAAAAGACGTTCTCAGAAGGCACCTGCACCTGGAATGTCTGCTGAGATGCAGAATTAGCGATTGCAGAAAATACCTGATTCGTAATAGAGAGGGCACCCTTCTCAACAGCATATACGGGCTTCTTCTGAACGATGCGAGGATCGATGACGGCGACCTTTGAGATATCCATGGTTTGTAATTAGCAACAGAAGAATTTATTCAGCGATTCTCTTATATTTCAACCTCATTGTCATAGATCCCCCATTGTAAAGAAGAAGAGGCAACAGTTCGTTTGTCAATCTGTTTCGCCAATATAGTTGAATATTCAAATTCTTTAGTTCCTCCTTAGACCGCGAGAGGCTGGATGACCTTTCTACTTGAGGCGTATATGTCAATAGACCACGCCAACCTTCCTGAGTGTCTACATCGATAGGAACTTCAATTATAGCCTTCTGGAAGGAACCAGTTGTTGCATTTCCACCAAGGTTTCCAGTGCCAAGGGTAATAGGCGTACCAGCGTATTCCTCACGCACAGCAATGAATGTAGTCAGTACGTTAATGGTTGCGACTGGAGACCAGAGGGTGCTAGTAGATTGGAAATCCTGAGTTACAATATAGTATAGAGGATCAGAGGTAGGAGCAGTTGTTACAGAACCAAATGCAGAACTGAGTGTCACTGGATTTGTTAGTTCAGTTCCAGTAGGATCTGGTACTGCAACAACAATGACTACATTCTCTGGGTAGTTAAGACGTTGTGTAGTTTTTGTTACAGTTGAATTACTTGCTGTTCCTTGAGCCGATCTCATTCTTACTCCTGAATTTGCATATAGCACTCCAGCACCATAATACTTGGTATTAAAATTGCTTATCAGTCCCTCAAAGTTAGTATTGAATCCAACAAAGGAATACTCTCCATTTGCATATGATGCATCAGCAGCAGCACTACCAAAGATAGTATACGGGCTAGGAGGATCGGCAGGTGTCGCAGGACCAGGAGTCTGACCGAGTGTACTACCAAAAGGAGCCAAGCAAGTATTTGCATCTTGATACAGTGAGAACAAGTTGGTAACCTGATCGTAAGTAAAGAAGGGACACTTGGTTCCAATTGTATACCCATCATCTTCAACCCAAAACTTGACATCACCCCAAGCCATAGCAAGAGCAGAGTTCATAAGCTTGAGCCAGTGAGAATATGAATAGCAATAATAGTAGTCAGAACTGATCTGAGGGCCAAGATATGTTCCAACTGGTACTACAGTAAAACTAGCTTGGTTCTCAGGCTCCCATTGAATGAATCGTGTCGACTGGTATGGATTTGTTCCATCCGTCCAAGTAAAGGTCACCGAGTATACTGTGTTATCAGGATTCGTATTTGTTCCTCCCTGATTTGCACCAGGTTTGATCTGAGGAATCAAGATAGGAAGACTCTTACCACATCCATTGATAACAAAATTTTCAATACCAACATCATACTTTGACTTATCCTTTAGCAAAGGAAGAGCGCGAGTATCTTGATAGTTGATAGCAGGATCATTCTCAAGATCAGTAGTCACTGTGGTATTGTTGATAATCATTGCATTGTAATACAATGTATCAGGATCCGCATTACTAATGCCATTACTTTGGCTAAATTGAACCATGGCACCACCAGACATTTGTATAGTGTGGATATTATTTCCCTATCATCTTGTATGTAAAGTTGGATACAAAATCGTCAGGAGCCATTCCAGAGTTGATAATCATTTGTGTATACTGAGGAAGCGTAAGATGCTTGAAGTAGAGGCGGGTTGCTGCATGACGACCACACGTTGCAACTCCAGGCTTCTCTGACTGAAATGGATACCTATTGTAGACAATCTTGTATGGAGAATGCTTTAGGAGTTCACTAAGATAACTTGTATCTTGATGATATTTTTCTAAATCACCTTTGTTTAGCCATTCAGATTCTTGGTCTGGCTTATATCCACCGTAGCTATCAAAGAACTCCAACTTCTTACCATCCTTAGATTTTAGAAGACACGTCCAGTGTCCTACATTAATATCAGTTGTTAAATAGAGAATCATTAATCGCCCCTTTTCATCAAGTGCATCATCAATATTGGTATACTTATGGAGATCAGGATATGAGATAACTTTCAATGTTGGTATAATTTTCTTGATGTCGCTATCTGAGAGAGAATAGTTGCGAATCTTCTCTCGTCCAGGAATAAGAGCATCTCGCTGTTGAACTGCTCTTCCTAGACTAACAGGTTTTCTTGATACTGGAACATCGCCATTGGCATACGTTCGGAACCCCGCTTTATAAGCCTTGATAGTAGCCATCCTTATATCTAACCTTAGACATAAGAATGGAGACAGGTGTTGCTTTAGGAGGTGCAAGTTTGCTTATCCATATCATTGAAAAGAGTATTATGATATTGCGTCATTTCCATATGCACTCTACATGTTGCGGACAGAAGATGATTGATATTCAAGTGGATACAAGTACTCCACCGTCTGAAAAGCCATTGATGGGTCAACCTAAGCATTCATAATACGTGCTGAGTGTTCGGTCACAACCCAAGAGGGATACTGCCTTGAGATACATACCCATCGAGAACCTGACTTGCGTAGTGCAGCAATCTCATCCTTATCCATTCCCAAATAATGCTGCAAAAGATAGTTAAAAGCATGGCCCCCAGTTGACTGAGGATACAAAACAAATCGTGTAGCCTCCTGTAGCAAAAGACGAGTCCGCTTATAATCAGAGAGCAAATGAGTGATGTAAACCATGGATACATTTGCATGGCGCCCTGTTGATGCTATAGAATTAATTAGATTCTGCAGAACTTTGTCGGTCTCCTTGTCAAAATTTTCAATATCATCAAAAATTATTAGAGAATCACTGACAACGTTCAAATCCGTAATGGGACTTCCTACAAGCTTAGCGGGGTCAACGCGCTGGAGAAACTTGAGCTTATCAAGGGTATTATCCTCAAGAAGCTTGGATATCAGCAGAATAGGGCGATCAGGGAAGTTCTCATGGTATTCCTGTGCGATGGTCTTTGCAACATATGACTTGCCTGAACCAGAAGGACCACAGATATAGTAGACATCACGAGTCTTCTCATCGGAGCTTGGAAGCAAAGAGAATGTGGAATTAGGAGGCAAGATGATTTCAGTAGAGGACTCGGCAGACTTATACATACGCTCATACAAGTCCTTGAGAGGAGGAGGTGCATTCAGATGCTCGGGAGGAATACCCTTTGCATATGCATCATTTAGGAAAAGAAGAACCTCAGAAGCCTTCCGAGGAGGAAGCTTGACACCCTTAGGAAGACTGAGGTGGCGCTTCTTCTGCTTGTGCTCGGTCTGGCTGACATGAAGAATCTCACCCGCGAGATCACCTCCAACCACCTTTGCAATGGGTTCTCCATCAGACTCGAACGTCAAAAACGTCTTCTTCATTTGAGTTATTACAGATATTTTAAAAACTATCAAAATGTATTGTGTATAACTTTATTTTCGCGACAATACACATAACAATGTCTAGCCGTCGTGTTGGTGGTAAGAAGATGGGTGGTGTAGAAGCAATTCGTACGAATATGGCAACTGGTATGACATATAATCCTAATACTGGAATGTATATGACTCCTAATACTGGAATGTATATGACTCCTATTTCAGGGTCTGTAGTATATAATCCTAATACTGGAATGTATATGACTCCTATTCCAGGGGCTTCAGGATATAATCCTAATACTGGAATGTATATGACTCCTATTAAGGGAGGCAAGAAGTCTGGTGGTGCAAAGTGTGGTGGCGCAAAGTGTTCTGGTTGCGAGTGCTGTATGTCTGGTGGTAGCGCATACTCAAGTATCAAGGGCGTGTACGATGCATACAAGCCGTTTTCTCCTGCTATCCACTCTGCACTCCAGAGTCCTATGATCGCACAGCAGTTTCCTCAGTATGCTGATACTGCACGGACGCTTGATGCAGATCTCTCACTTGTCGAGCAGGGATTCCATGCAGTTGGTATGGGTAAGGAAGTTCCTACTGTTGTGCTTCACGGTGGGTCTGTTGTATCTGTTGCAAAGCAGGTGTATAAGTGGCTCCAGGAGCACAAGGATGGCGTTCACTTTGTTCTGGATACCGTGGTTCCTGCTGTGGCTCCTAGTCAGGCAGAGAACTCGTCCAAGCTCAGTCAGGCAATGCGAATGGTTGGTCTTGCTATGCCTAAGGTCAAGGCAGTTAAGCAGAAGCGTAAGCCATCCGCTCATTCTCTTGCGGTCAAGCGTGTGATGGCAGAGCAGGGTTTGAAGCTTGGTGAGGCATCGAAGTATGTTAAGGCACATGGGCTTGGGAAGTAAAATAATATGATTGAAATACAAATGTCTGATATTGTAGAGAATCCTATGCATCGTCGTAGGCATCATCCTATTGGTAGGGCTCCTAAGCCTCCCAAGGCACCTAAGCCTCCTGCACCCAAGCTTCCTACTCCAGATACGTACCATAATACTGCAACATGTGCTGGTTTGGCTTGTGAGGCTGTATGCAGTCCTAATGGTGTTTGTTCTATTCAGGGCGGAGTTCATCATGTATATCCTCGTCAGCGCAAGTATAAGATGCAGGTTGCTCGGGCGCTTGAGAAGCACGGTGGTATGCATTCTAAGCAGCACCAAAAGCAGATGGCTATGTTGGCAGCCGCACAAGCAGAGAATCAACTCGCGCAACACCAAGGTCCCGCACATGCAGCACAGCAACATCAGATGGCTATGGCTATGGCTCAGGCACAAGCATATGCCCTTCTTCAGGCTCAGGTTGCAGCAGCTCGAGCACAGGAGGAGCGTGATGCCGTACTTGGTCTTGCTGAGATGAGCTATGAGGCACAGGCAATGCAGGGATTGCGTGATGTTGCAGATGATGTTAAGGCAGCACATGCTCTTGCAAGTATGAAGGGTGGTAAGCGCCGCGGTCGCCCTCGGAAGGGTGGGGTGCATAAGGTTTCTAGTATTGGAGCCTTGAATCCTGGAGAACTTATGTATCACAAGGAACCAGTTAGTTATGAGTTTTCATTTGATCGTCCTGCAAGTGATTTGTCTGATATTGGTCCTCATCAGTTTCTTGAGTACGCTCACAACGTTAGAAAGCCTCGTCATGGATTTTTGCATCTTGGTCCTGGTTTGGCTCCTGTTAATCCTAATGAACTCTATGTAGAAAAGAAAAAGCATCATGGTCGGAAGTAGAAGTATCAGTGTGTGTGTGAAGGTTTTTTAATTCAAAAAGTCATTTGACTTTTCAATATGTTCCTCCAGGGGGAACATTTCTTTTTGTAGACCTACTTTTCTGCAGAACAAAATACAAAACACACACAAATATTTATACTTGTATCTCTAGTGTCTTCTTGAATTCTATTAATCCTGCTTCTCTCTTTTGCTTTCGGTATTCCCTTTGTCTTACAAGAATAGCATCTCTGTTCTTCTCGTAATACTCCTTTGCCTTTGCATTAATAACCTCCCTATTTTGGTCTCGCTTTTCCTTCTGTCGTGTGGCAATAGTCTCCTTATTCTTATCTCTGTATTCCTTTGCCTGTGCATTGCGAAATGTTATGTAGTCCATGTTGCCTTACCTATTTCTTACCTAAGGCTACATCCATTTTTTCATGAATAAAAGTGGATTTTAGAACATTCCTCGCCCCCTCTGTGATTTAGACACAAATTAATTTATACATACAATACAAATGCCACGTCCCACTTTATCCGCTGAGTTCAAGTATATGCGTACCTTTGATGTTATCCTTACCCAGCACACGGTAGAAGATGTCAAGGAGAAGATAACTGATATGATTCGGAAGTGCACTCCTACAATCAACTTTATCCTTGCAAAGAAGGAGGCATTCTTGACTGACTTTATTACCAATAATCCCTATGAGGGACACAGCTGGAGGAAGTATGGTCCTGATCGTATTACCATTACGGATTGGATTGGAGACGATGAGGTTATTATGGCAAAGTGTACCTTTCTGCGCGAACTGTATTCAGACTTGAAGCTCATTGCAAAGGCATTGAATACAAATGAGTATGCAGATGATATTTTTGAATTAGTGCGTTTCTTCTCGCTTTCTCGGGATAAGGATGAGGAGCTGATGATGAACGAGGCAATCAATTATGCAAAAGCAAAGTCCGAGTGGGAGCAAAAAGATGCAGAGTGGATAGCAGAAAAGAAGTTGGCTTCCGCGCATACCTCGCATAAGACACGGAAGGAGTGGGAGGTATTGTTTAGCAAAGATCCTGATGCAAAGAAGTGGTATAACAATGTCATTCCTGATACCGAGGATTGCAAATTCTGCATTAAGGATGCTGAGTTCAAGCGTAAGCAGGATGAATACGAGAAGCAAGAGGAAGAGCGTATGGCTAAGTTGAATGCAGAGTATACTCAGAAGCAGGAACCAGTTAAACCTCGAGAGACAAAGACCTATGAGTGTGAGGAATGTGAGTTCAAGTGTACCAATCAGTATGCATACAACGATCACGTCCAGAGTATGGAGCATAAGACTAAGATGCGATACTGTAAGATCTGTCAGATGCAGTGTAGAAATGATGCAGAATATACGATGCACTTAGCATCCCGAAAGCATAAGTTGGCAACTGGAGAGGATGATGCTCCTAAGGAATACCATTGTAATCCTTGTGGGTATACTACTGCAATTAGGTGTAACTACACTACTCATTGTAAGACAAAGGGACATATTGAGAAGACTAAGGAATAGAGTATAAATAAATGTGTGTGTGTGAAGGTTTATTTTAAAAAAAAGTGATTTGACTTTTAACAATGTTCCTCCCTTAGGAACATTTCAATTTGTGGAAAGACTTTTCTGCAACAAAAGAGTTAAGACACACAACAAAATTTATAGTTGTCTTTTAAATAAAGTGGGGGGTATAAGATAAAGATGGATGTCCTTAAGGAAACTGAGGATCTACTTGTGGATTACCTTTGCGACCTCCCTAACGAGGATGTGCGCGAGATAAGTGATTGGGATGATGTATTCAATACTGCATTAACATATGATGCAGAAGAGGAGTTGCGTGATCGTATTTGGGAACTAATCAAGTACAACCTTGATATCAAGAGTGTAATTGAGCGTATTAAAGAGGACTTGCCTCCTGAGAGTGATGAAGAGATTGAAACAGATTAAAATACGACACCTTCTGCATCACAGGCCGCCATAGCAAGATCCATGTTCTGACGGGTAGCTGGAATACCCATACCCTTCAGATACTTGCGGATATGCTTCTTTTTCTTTTGCGAAACACCTCCAAAAAGAGTATCCCAAATTGCACCAATGTTAGTTATTGTCTTTGCAACTCCAGGTAGAAATCCAGGCTCATTTTTAAGCAAGACATCGAGTGGCTGAAGCAACCAATCATAGTCCGCCTGAGTACCCAACCCATTTGACTTTAGCAGACTATAAATAAATGTCTGACAGTTGTTTGCAAACGCATCATACTTGAAATACTTCTCGCTTCCCATAAAATCAAACGTCTTATCCAACATCATTCCAACTGTCAATCCTGCTGGAACACTGACCTTACGATACTCAGTATTTGGAACAGTTGAAATTGAATCCGAAAAATTGAGAGAAGACAACTTCTCAAGTATCGATGACTTACCATTTTCCTCTGTAATAACCACTCCAAGATGATACATCTTATCATATCCTGCTGCCTTCATTCCAGGAGTCCATTGTCCCGCTGTAATCAAATTAAATGCAGTATTAAGTCCTGCTGCAATAGGAGCGCGACGAATTACCATAGCAGATATAGTTTGATTCTCATTTGCTTTGACCCACTTTTGTGTAGCTGTGGTATACTTTTGGCGTACCAGAGAAGTCGTAAAATCAGGAATACTCAATCCACCTTTCTTAATGAATGCCGCATTATATGCATTAAGAGCATCAGTATACTTAGCCTGTGCGTTTTTAAGAGCAGTTTGAGTTGTAGAAATATAACTATTTTTTCTATACTCAGCAAAAGCATTATCAAGTTCAAGCTTTGCAGCATCAAGTTTAGCCTTAGCAATTTCAAGTGGAGTTTTAAATACAATATTAGCAAATAATGAAGGTGGAGGAGTATTAAATGGATCACTACCACCATGCTTCAGATGAATATGCAATGCAGTAATCTGCTTCTTTGCCCGTTCGAGTGGAATAGGCATCTTTTCATACTTCTTTCCTGTGTTGTCAACAACCCAGTAAAGAGGCTTGTTTGGCGCCTTTCTCAATTTGTAAGGCATTTATATATTGATAAGATTAAAGTCTGTTCCGCATACGGTAATGAGTTAACATATATGCTGGAGTTCCACGATGCTTACGTGTTGCAAATCCACCAGTTAGAGATTGTTGTGCTACAGATCCAGTATATGGAACAGTTGGTAGACTCTTTGGAACTAATGGATCATCATTAGGATTTGTATTTATTCCAGGACCTGTAATTATACCAGGATACATCTTATAATATTCAATCCAAGATTTCATATCATCAAGTTTAATATTATTATATTCAACTGAACCAGTTTCAGGTGTTCTAAATATTGCAGGAGGAAACTTTCCTTTAGTAGAATTCCATGCTGAGAACGCATCTGCTGCTGCTTTTTGAACCATTTTTAATCCAGTTGCAATATCATCAATGCCAATAATAGATCTCAAAGCATCAATAGGTTGAATAGGTAGATTATTCTCTGATACAGTTGGAATCTTATTAAAAAATGTTCCATGCGATTTTTCATATGTATACCAATCGAGAAATGCATCAAGAGAATACTTTCCCAAGAAATTTGGAGATGTAGTAGGACCATCAGGATTTTCAAATCCAGTTAATGTCTTAAATAAAATATCAATCTTTGCTTTTTGAGTGCTAACAAGTGTATCCCATTCAGTTTTATCTGCACTTAATGGAATTGTAGGAGGATCTTCAAATACAAGTTTTGAAGCATACAATCCTTGCAACTTATTAGAACCAACTGGAATTACAACTGAATATCCTCCAGGAATACTAATTGTAGTAGATTTTGTTGTAAGAGGAATTTGAAACTTACCATTATTTTGCATATCTTTGACACTCATTACTTGATCTCCAAATACGTTCATTTTCTTTTCTTCAGCTGTGATATCTCTTACTTTGCTAAATGGAAACTGAGGAATCTGAAAATTTGCATATGTTTTTTCACCATTCAATATCATTCCACGCATAACATATCCATTATAGATATTTGACATATACTTGACCCAATCATTTTTCCAAGTCATAACTGCAGCATCAAATTTTTCTACTAGAATTGCCAATTGTGCTGTCAAATCTTTAACTTCCAAAGCATACTTCAAATCATCATCTGCTGCAGTTGCTGCTAATCTATCACGCTTATCGCATAGTTCATCATATTGACCTGATGTTTTACCAGTCGCTAACATTCCTGCTTGATCCAAAGTTAAAACAGAACCCAATAACTTATCATTTGCATATGCATTATTTCCCATTTTCTGAGCTACAGTTAGTCTCTGAGTTAAACTC